TCTACGCAGCATAAGGTAGTCAATGGCACCAGTTTCAGCGTCTGCTAAACCGTAACCCTGATCTTGTGCGGGAGGTTTTTCTGGATATCTAAAAATGCTCAAGTTTTTGCCTAAATAATATTACTTGTATCATATGTATTTATGAGGTTTAGACAAGGAAAGTACATTCCACGCAATCCAAATAAGTATAAAGGCGATCCTCGCAACATTGTTTACCGTTCATCTTGGGAGCATAAGTTTATGCTTTGGTGTGACCAACAGAATTCTTCCGTACAAGAATGGGGTAGTGAAGAGATCGTTATTCCTTATGTAAGTCCTGTTGATGGTAAAAGGCACAAGTATTATCCAGACTTCTATGTCAAAATCAAAGGTAAAAAGTATATGGTTGAGGTAAAACCATTTAAACAAACCAAAGAACCTAAGACTCAAAAGAAAATCACTAAAAGATATGTTAGTGAAGTTCTAACTTGGGCTGTCAACAAAGCTAAATGGAACGCAGCTGAAGAAGTTTGTCAAGATAATGGATATAAGTTCATGATCATTACAGAAAAGGAGTTGGGAGTATAATGTTAGGATCAATAATATCAGTATTAACAGATATTTTCCAGTACGTAGGTTCTACGCAGATGACTGGGATACCTGGTGCAGGAGATGTATCTTCAAGTAAATTGCAAGAGTTTATGGCTTTTAGTAGGAAGAAAGGAGGAGACTTCTCTCTTACTAACATATACACAGTGCAATTTGCTACTCCTCCTATGCTTACTGATAAATTTGAGAGTGGTGACGATAAATTATTATTAGATTACTATGTTGATAGTGTAACTTTACCCAGTAAACAGATAACTACAGCTCAGATCATGAATGTGGGATCTGCATATAAGTATGCTACTGGTAATGCATTTAGTCAGATTAATATGACATTCAAGATGCCAAAAACTCAAAGAACTAGAGTAATCTTTGAAAGATGGGCTTCATTGATGAACAATGATGCTAATCAATACACACACTTTTACAACATGTATTGCTGTCCAAGAGTAAGAATATACAAATTTGAGAGAGGTGGTGGTCCTAAAGTTGAGAATTTCCTGAATAAAAATGACACTGTGAAAAAAATAGCTGGTATTCTTAATGGTTCTGGTATATTTGGTGGTAGTAGTAGCACTATAGCGGACAATAATCTTTTAAATTACCTGAAAAGTGATCCTGCAATTAAACAATCAGCTCTAGATTACATTGCAAACCAAGCAAAGTATTACGGTTGTACTGGTATGTGGGAGTTAAGAAATGTATATCCAACTAACATTGGATCAGTACAGTTAAACAATAATGAAGCAAGAGTCATGTCAATGACTGTATCATTTAACTTTGAGAGATATAGATTCTATGCTAAACCACTTTATAATGGTGGTAGCAATAAGGAATTTATTGTTGAGAACCCTGCATTAAGAAACAACGTAGATATTGGTAATAATCAACATGGTGCACATGTATCAACAGGAGATGCAAATGGATTTGGATTTAGCAAAGGGGCTATCAATAATGACAATTACTGGTAGATCGCATATATAATTTAGACTTTTTTTACCAAAATACCCCGAAAAAAATTCGTCCCAAAAAATGACCCTTTAGGGTTTTCAACTAAATAATTACAACTGAAAATATATTATTATGGCACTTCCCGTATTAAATACTCCGAAGTTTAAACTTAAACTTCCTTCTGATAACAGAGTGGTGAATTTTAGACCTTTTCTCGTAAAAGAAGAGAAAATTCTATTAATTGCAACTGAAACTGGTGAACAAGCAGAATTAATCACTGCTATTAAGAATATTATTAAAGCATGCACCGATATTAAGGATGTTGAGCATTTATCAACCTTTGATATTGAATACGTTTTCTTACAGATCAGAACCAAGTCTGTTGGTGAATCTGTAGAAGTAAATGTGACATGCCCTGATGATGGCGAAACACAAGTTCCTGTTTCTATTCCTTTAGACCAAATTAAAATCGTTAAGACTAAAGGTCATAAAAAGGAAATTAAATTATCTGAAGAAATTGTTCTTACCATGAAATATCCAAGTTTGGATGTTTTTGTAGAAATGAATTTCCAAGAAAATGAAGGTGGAGTTGATCAAGTCTTTAAAATGGCAGCTGGGTGTATCGAATCTATTGCAGATACAGAACAGGTATATGAGTGTAAAGACTTACCAAAAGAGGAGCTTAATGCATTTCTAGATCAAATGACTTCTGATCAGTTTAAGAAAGTGCAAGATTTCTTTGAAAGTATGCCAAAACTACAGCATACATTGAAAGTGACTAATCCTAACACAAAAGTTGAGAGTGAGGTAAAACTTGAAGGACTAGCGAGTTTTTTCGCATAGCCCTGATGCACGCTGATTTGCGTGGTTACTATGAAACTAATTTTGCATTAATTCATCATCATAAGTGGCAAATTGAGCATATTGAAAATTTGCTGCCTTGGGAAAAAGAGATCTACATGAATTTGTTAGTACAATTTCTCGAAGAAGAGAATCAACGAATGAAGGATCAACAGTCTAAGTCTAGTGGCTAAAATTTCAATGTACAAGTTCATTAATCCAGGTAGTGCTGCCTCGACAGCAACTGCCTCGAATGAAGCAGCTCGTACAACACTTTTAGCAACTAATAGACTAGGTGGTTCAGTATCTGGACTTACAAAAACTGTTAATAACCTTGAAAAGATATACAAAGCAAGTGCAAAGAACGAAAAACTTGTAGAAATAGCAGAACGAAGAAGAAAGAAAAGAGAGCAAGATAGACTTAGAGAGGAAGAGATAGAAAGTCAAAAATTAATGGATGGTAAGGATCTTGAGAAACAGGCAAAAGACGCAAATAGTACAAAAGGAAAATTTGGTAGTAAATTAAAAGATACACTTTTAGGTGGTTTTCAGAGGATATTAACATCTATTATTGCTTTCTTGATGAAACTGTTTGCATTAACAGAGTTAAAAAATCTAGAAGCATGGTTTAATGATAAAGCTGCACAGGAAAGAAGAAAAGAATTTGTAGAAAATTTTAAATATGTCTTTTCGACATTTCTTAAATGGGGAAAAAGATTAGTCGTTGATGGTATAGCTAAACCTTTTAATCAATTAGTAAATGGAAAGACTTTTGGAGACAAATTAGCAGGACTAGGTAAACTTGTACTAGGTTTAGCAGGTTTAACTGTATTATTAAATCCATTTGGGACTATGGATGCTATTCTCAGTCTTTTGGGAATGGACTTTTATCGTGACAAGACTCAAAGAGATAAAGGTAAAGGAAAGGACAATAAAGGTAGAACTTCTCCAAATAAAAATAAACTTAAAAATAAAAGAATAAACGCAAGAAAAGATCTACTTACTAAACAATTTGGAAAAAATGGTAGAACTGCATATGATGGATTTAGAGCACAAGGTGATACTCATGCAGAGGCACTAAAAAAAGTTGAGAGATTAAAACGTCAAAGACCAGATAAATTTAAACCTAAAGTTCAACCTAAGACATCAGGTTTAAGTCCTTCGGGAGCAAAAACAGGTAATATTACTAAGTTTGGATTAAAAAGAGGTTTTGGTCGTGGTGCTTTAAAATTTCTTGGAAAAAATAATGTAAAACTTCTTGGTAAGGCATTTAATAAAACTTTTGGTAGGATACCTGTTTTTGGAACTCTACTAACAGCAGTATTTTCAAGATTACAGGGAGATCCTTGGGGAGCAACGATATTTAAGACTGCGGGTGCAGCAGTCGGTGGTGGACTAGGAACATGGTTATTACCAGGTATTGGTAGTTGGATTGGTACTATGGTTGGTGAATACGTAGGTAATTTGCTATACATGGGATTCCAAGGTAAGGGATGGAAAGAAGCTGGTAAAAAATTAAAAGAAGATGCAGCTGCATTTATAGGACAAGTGAAGAATATATTGGGCTGGATGAAGGAGAGAGTCACCAGATTTTATAAAGGTATACCAAAGATAAAAATACCAGATTTTCCTAAAGAACCTCCTAATTGGATTCCAAAATTTGTACCAGGGAGAAAATCGATATACGGTGGTGCCAAACTTGCTATAAAAGCAATGCTTGGTCCTATAGGACTCTTGATGGGTAAAGAAGTCCCGAACATTGCTTGGTTAATGGATGGTTTCGGATTTAAGAATACTCTACCATTACTTCACAAATCCTTCTTTAAATCTGATCCAGTTGGTTCAGGAGGAACGACCGAAGGAACACCAATGAAAGGTGTAAAAGGTGAAGAAGATGAAGGAGCAGGTGACAGTACATCAGGACAGACTGTTGGTAATCGTAAACCTATCAAAAATAAAAGAGGTAGGATTATTGGATATACCGATGAAGGAGTTGGTTCAAGTGGTAGTGACGTAGATAATCTAAAAGATCTGTACGATAAAAAAGCAAGAAGAAAAGCTTTGGGTATGGATACATCTGGTCTTGATAAAAAAATAGATTTTACTAAAAAGAAAATAGACTTAAAAGGCGGGGATTCAAATCAAGTAGTTTATTCTGACTCAGGGTATTTTGTACCAAACAAGTATTATAAAGGTGTAGAAACTGATAATGAAAGATATGGTGATACAATGCCAGAAGGTTCTTTTAGTATCACGAAGAAAAAGA